TTTTATCATAAGACTCCTCGACTTTTTCTCTTATTTTAGCAATTTCTTTTTGTATTGGACTATTAGGATCATACATGTTGCTTATAGTTTGCATCTTGCTTAAAAATTTTGTCAAAGAAAGACCATCCATGATCTTAAACATGCCTTTTTTACCAGCTTTTAAAATTCCTTTTTCTTTTAAGTTTTTAATTAGATCTTTGTTTGCTGTTTTTGTTGTTCCAAGTAAAGATTGTAATGCTGCTGTTTCTGCTTTTTTAAGGTTTTCTTCAGCACTTTCACCAGCAATCTCTGTCATTTTTTCAACTTTTAAGCCAAACTTATAATATTCCTTTGATACATCATTTTGCAAATCATTACCTAGATCGCCTAACACACCGCCTACAGTCTTAGTTGTTGTTTTAAGTAAACTCATAAATTTCTGAGATGTCAGTGTACCTCTAATCTTAGTAAGCACAACTGTAACAGGTCCTAAAAATGACTTTATTTCATCTAGATTCATGCTAAAACCTAAATGATAAAAGCTTTCATATAGTTTACTTAGACTTATGACACTATTTTTCAAGTCTTTTTGGTTTGCAGCATTGTTTGTTAAACCTCTAAAGAAAGCTGTAAAGGGTGAATCAAAAGTCATAGTTTTTTGAACCATTTTTATAGTAGAAGTTAAGCCCTTCATCATTTCAGTTTGTTGTTTTGTTGGGTCTTGCTCTTCCATTCTTTTTCTTGCTTCATCATAAGTTAAGCCGTAAGACATAAAATTCATCAAAGAATTAAGTCCATTTTCGCTGATACCTGTAATGTTTTGCATTAAAGATTTTTCGTGCCTGTTTAAGTCTTTGAAAGATTTTCCTGTTTGTAACATAGCCTCTCTAAACTGTGTCAGCATTTCCCCTGGGTCTCTTGAAGTTAGTAAATCAAAAGCATCTACATTCATTTCAAACGACTGAAATAACATTGCAGATGCTTTTGATGCTTCTTCAAGAGAACTAAACTTTTTAAATACATTTACAGCATCATCTGTTTTAACGCCCATTTTTCTTAACTTAACAGTTAATCCCATAATTTCATTTGATGATAAATTACCAAAATCAACAATATTAGTTCTTAAGACATGAAATTCTTTAGATAGGGCTTTAAAGTCTAGATTACTACCTTTAGCTGTCTTTTTAAGATTTGTAGCTATATCAATTAAAACTGATGTTGGATCTTTGCCGCTATTGTAAGCTTCTTGTGCATAAAAAGCCATTTGCTGAGCATTTAACCCCATTGCTCTTTGAGCCTCAATTAAAGCTTGTGCTACTTTTAAATCTTTCATAATTGTAGCACCAAAAACCTCAGAATAATGTCCCATTCCTGCAACTAAACTAAAAGTTTCTTTTTGAAAAGAAGCAATACCTGCTGCTCCCATACCAAAAAGTTTTGAAAGCCTTGACTTAGGTGTATTGAACTGCTTTAGTAAACCCTTTGACATTTGAGTCATTTTAGCAGCACCTTTACCAATATGTGATGTTAAGTCAAAGCTTTCTTTTGCTTCTTCACCTGCAGCTTGTATAACCTCTACAAGATCTTTCCTTATTGTATTACCTATATTTGCAGCAAATTTTGCTATCGTAAAAGGAATAGACATCGTCATCATAAAAAATTTAGTTGCAGAACTTAGTATTGAACCTACAATAGAAGCTACTGACTTTAGAAGATTGAAAAGTAGTTTAGGCACGTCATAAAAAAGGCTAAAGCCAAGCGTCATAAATCCATCTTTAATTGTATTAAATTTTTCAACTGCTGAAGCTAAAAATCCGATACCTTTTGTTGCAATGTAAAGAGAATCTTCGACGTCTGTCATTTTATTAATAGCATTATCTAAAGCTTTTGTTGCACTTTTATTACTTTTCATGCTTTTGTTAAGACTATCTGAATTTTCTTTAATAGCAGAAAATATTTTTTGATCTTTTAGTGCTGAAGCATTTAGTTTGTTTGTGCTTTTTTGATTGTTATCTGAGCTTTTATTTATAGCAGAAACAGCATCTTTTGATTGTTTTTCAAAGTTTTTAGAAAAACTTTCAGAAACTGACTGAGATATTTCTTTTGACATGTTACCAGCTTTAGACGTAGTAGTTTGCATTAAATCATCTGACTGCTGCATAGATTGCATCATTTTTTGCATTCCACTTGTCTGGCTTGCTGTCATGTTCATAGACTCATATGCGCTTACCATAGAATCTAAAGCTTGCAAAAGGCCTTTAGAAATATCTAGTTGTATCTGAACTGTATTTTCCATTTATTAGAGCCTCCAAGTAATACCTGAAAGATTTTCAAACTTTTGTGTAAGGTCTTTTTTTTCTTTAAGTGTCTTGTTAATTGCACTAAATGAAGCATTGTCATCTAATTGAATTTTAAGACGCTTAGATACTTCTAATAGAGAAACAAGACAATCCATTTCAGCAGGTCTTCCAGATAACTCAATATCTACATCTTCACTCATTATATATCTTGCAGCAATATTATGAAGAAGTTTTTCTTTTTGTGTCATCATTTTAAATCCTTTTTAAATTATATGTATAGTATAATTATCTTTTAAAATGATTTACTAAATATTCTACTACCACTTGTGTTTCTTTTTGATTGTGATTGTACCATCTGATTCTGCTGTTTAGCATCTTCAAGTTCTTTTTTAAATCTATTTATAAACCAAAAGCGTTGCCAAACCGGGCATTTATATGCATCTTGATAAGTAAAGCCTAAGTGGTACATTAAGATGTAGATTTGTTCAAGATATAAATCTTTATTATTCGGTGTCAGGCCAAAAAAACGAAGCGCCCATTGGAAGGCCAACCTCACTTTGCTCATGACAGTGAGGACAATTCATCCAAGACTTCATAATAATACCTGGCTCATGCTTGTCAAGAAATCTCCGAAGAGATAAAGAGTCTCGTGCAGGAATATTCTTGACAAAGAAATTAAGCTTATTTCGATCAGTAATTCCATCTACTGAAACAATTGAACGAGAAAGTCTGTCTGTGATTGCAGTTTCAACTTTCATTCCACTCTTTTTCTTTCTTTCGTTTGTTATCATCATTTCACGCTCATCATGACCAGTTAAAAACTTAACTCTTACAGTCTTCTTTGTAATTGGCAATTGAACTTCAAATAAATTATCACCCATGACAACAGGATCTACTTCTAGTCTCTTAATCTTTAACTGTGACAAATCAAATGCTTGCTTACTTTTTGTACCACACTCTGGACAATCTACTTCAACATCATAATCAGCACCATATCCTGTGATTCGAAGTGATACAAGCAAAGCATTTCTATCACCACTAATTAAATCATCAGGTTTGATATTTTTATCAACAATACATGATTTTAAAAGTTTTGTTAAAACAGTTCCGCTTTTAATGTAAGCACGAGAAGTTAAAATATCTTCTTCTCTCGCAGTCATTGGACGAATATCAATTGTTTCTTGCCCGTAAAGAGCCCCATCTTGTGTATAAATTACCCCTCGTGAAGGTAAAGGGACACTCTCTTGCGGGATTTCAAAACCGAAATCATCCTTCATTACATTTGAAACTTTAATTGGCCCGTCGCTATTAACTTGCGTATGATCAATAGGCTTATCTAAAGAATTACTCATTAATTATTTCTCCTTAAACGTTTAATACTAATACACTATCCTGGTTCGTGTCTGACAACAAACTTAAGTTGCTCAACACTTCGTCGATCGATAAATTTATTATATCAGAGTCACCAAATTGTAAAACAATATGACCTCTTATAATATAATTCTGCATATCTAATACAGTTTTAGGATCTGTACTTTCAGGAATCATTACTCTATAATCTTGTATATATCCTGCATCTAAAAAACTCTGCATTAAATTGTCTATCTGAATTTTTAATCTTGCATATATGTTTTGAAAACTAGCATTTTGAGAAAACAATATTCCTCCATTTACTAAACTGTCATTAGTAAAAATATCTATTCTCAGTCTTTTTTTAATTTCTTGTAAAGTTCTTACTATACTCTGCAATTGAAATATTGATTTTCTGTTTTCGTAAGATGTACTCTCTGATAATAATTTTATATTTCCGTCCCTAGGCTTATATAAAATATTTACTGCAGCATTTCTCAAATCTTTAGCAAGTATATCAAAGTTTAAATTGTTCTCTAATAAATCTTCTTCATTTATTAAATTATAATTTATTTCTCCTAAATCACTTGACATTTGAGGATAAGCATCTATAAGTGATAAACTCTGTCTAGGACTAATTACTTGAGCAAGTTTCCCTAAAACAAAACTATCAGAAGTTACCTGTTTTTGAAAATCAGTATCAGCATTTGAAGCTATTAAGTCTCCAAAAGTAGGCATTATATATCTACTTCTCAAGTCTAAACCTTTCCATGTAGATACTGCATAATCGTGCTGCTTTTTTAAAACATCTGAATATTTGTAAAACTCTTGTCCTGTTATTGAATTAGTTCCTAAGCTAAATCTTTGATCTATGCCTTCTAATTCTTTTTTGTTTAAATCATAGCTACTTAAAATATTACTAACAAAAAAGAAATTTCCCATAATCCCTCTTGATTTTTTAACAGCATCACCTGCAGAAACAACCCCACTGTTATCAATTTCAATTTTATCAAAAGAAACTACTCTGTTAGAAGAAGCACCGCCAATATCTGCAATAAAGAAATGTCTTCTATCTTCTTCACATTTCTTCAAGACTTTATCTATTAAAGGAATTTCTTTAATCCCAGGCATTAAAAATATGTCTCCAGCACAATTTGCCTCGTCCATTGCAATATCTATTGCTTTGTCATAAGAAGTATATGTACTCTTCGTTTCATTTGCATCATTTAACTCTCTTATAACTGCGTCATTTCTTAAAAATCTTTTGTCTGAATCTCTTATGTCTACACCATCAAACCCACCATATGTAAAGAAATCAAAAGAAAGTTTATTTTTCAATTTAGCTATTATTTCTCTATTGTTTACTTTCCAAACTTTGTTGTCATTCAAATTTAAATATTCATAATTATTAGCAAGTGTAGCACCTGAATGTTTGTAAAATGTCTGCATTGCATTAGACTCATTATATGTTAAAGTAAAATTACCAGCATCATCTGTTTTAATTCTTATTTTTTCTAAATGGAAAAAAGAGTTAAGATAATTGTCTTGTTCTACCCATACGTCTTTTTGAATATTAGATAAGCCATTTAAGAAATACTTTGTATAGTAAAAATGAGGTGAAATTAAATTTGTTTCATTCCCATCATTAGAATCAACATATCTAGTTTGTTTGTTTGAATTTATTACAGGTTGTGTAAATATAACACCCCAATTGTTATTAACGTTGCTTTCTTCGCCTAAGACTGTATCAGTATAATAATTTAAAGCAAACATTGGAGGCAAATGATATACACCGTTTATATCAAACAATGTTTCACTTTCATCATACCAACCAGAAAAGCATTCCTTTTTCAGACTTATATGTGGGTAAGATCTAAAACCTGAAGGTATATATTCATGTTGATTTTGAATGACTTTATATTCTATTACATTATCTATTTCTACTCTTAAAACTTTACTTTTGTTTTCGTATAATCCTTTTTCTATAACTTTTTTGGAAGTAAAGTCATAATAGCTATAGACTGTTCCAATTTGACGTCCAATATAATCTTTACTTTCAGGATCTAAATTAACGTTTTCATAGTACTCAAGCTGCTCAAAACTATTAATTCTTGGATCATATTCGAAAACATAAATATCAAAGGTTGCATACTCATCTGGAGATGCATTTCTTGTTACAGAAGTATCACCTCTTAGCTTAGGATTGATTTTTATTCTAAATCTATTACCTATTTCACCATCGTCTAAAGACCAAAAACGGAACAAATTCTGTACTTTTTCGTGTATGTTTGTTCTATTGTTTGCAATCCCTTCTCTATTAAAAGGTTGTGCTGTTATCCATGGAGTTTTTGCTGTTGTAAATTCACTCTCAAAAGAATTAAAATCAGGTAAGTTTGTATTGTTACTTATTTCGCTAAAAGGCTTTGTTGTTAAAATCTTGCAGTCATGACTTGCTTTAACTTCTTTACTCATACCTGCGAAAGAAAAAGATGCGTAATTTAAATGTCCTCTATTTAAAAACTTATCTGCGAAATAGTTGATATTATTATCTAAGTAATTTGTTTGCTTTAAAATTTGATTGCTAGAATTTCCAAAAGAATCTTTTATATAGGGTGAGACTTTTGTTTTTAGAAAATTTGATGAACCTGAATTTTCAATATAAGGATTATGACCTAACATTAAAATGTTATTATTGTTACTGCTAATTGATGCTATTGATTTTACCTGAGTGTCGTAATCAGAAGAGCCTGTAGAGTATGTAATGTTCCCTACTGACCCAGTTGTTAGACTTGGAAGAACTCCGCTTGCAAATAACACAACGTCTGTTATAAAATGAGGCTTCTTATTACCTGATGTATCTATTCCTAATTCATCTATGTAGTCAAATGTTAAAAGATCTTTTTCTTCAAAAGTTTTCAGTAAAAACGTAACGTTTCCAGGCTTGCCGTTTGCAACAGCATTTAGATTAGGACCTCTTTGATGTGTAAGAGTGCCGCTAGAAATATCATTTGCAGCATTAAAGCCACTGCCTGACATTTTGCCCGTATTTGAATCTATAGTACCTGTGCCTATGCCTAAGACTCTTGTAAAAGAAGAATAAATGCCTCCATTGTTCAACCATAAAGAAGCAGCATCATAAGCCATACTATCAGCATGACAAGTATAGTTGTCGAAAAGGTGAGCATATTGATTCTGTCTTGCTGTGCCTAGTGTGTTTTCTAATGTATTATAGACTTGGGCATCACCTATAGTTTGACCGGCAAATATTTTTTGTGGAACAAAAGCAGGACCTTTATAAGCTGTGCCTATAATGTTTGCTGTTGTTGCAATCAAGCTTTGTTCAACAACTTGTGAGTCATCTTCTTTTGCGTTCCCAAGACTTATATCGATAAAATTTGTGTCTAGCATTTTATTCCTGCAATCGTTTAAATACGTAATTAATTATGAGTTACCAGAATTTTGTTGTTTTTGATAACTATTAATTATTGATAAAATATACATGCAAGTTAAAATCTTTTTACAGACAGCAAAAAAGAGCACCCTGAATAAACAGAATGCTCTTTATTATGAGCAACGTTTCTTAGTTATGAAACTGATCTTAGTATTGTAATACGCAGTTATCAAAACGAATAGTTAGAGAAATCTCAGTCATGTCATCACCGTCATAAGAAAGATCACCAAAGTTTGCACTTGTTAAGAAAGCACCTTTAATGTCCCATAACTCAACAACAGTTCCAACAGGATCTAATAATTTAAGCTGGCAATCTCTTTTGTAGAAATCTGCGTATCCAGCACGACCACTTACAGA